GTGAGGATGCTCCAGATCCCAAGTCACGATTTCGTCTAGTGCTCTCCAGCCAGGTGGGAGTCTCTTGAAAACTTCTTCCTGTACTTGAAAGACAAGCACGTTATTTACGACTTTATAAAACATGCCTAGGGCTGCTTTATATCTTTCGGTTAAGTACCGCAAGAAATCCGAGTCGGTATTGTAAGCCACGCCGCCTAGCCTCTCCGGAATGGAGTTAAGGGCCATGCCGTCTGAGCGCAGAAATGCGCCAAAGAAGGACGATTCGATTCTGAGTCTAAACATAAAGGTTCGCTCGAAAAGAAAGATATTCTCTCGTGACCCAGTTTTATACTGGTTTAAAAGATAATAGCATGCCGCAAGGTTCGAAAGGATCTTTAGCTGAGGCTTAAATCCTATCGTACACTTCGCCACAAGGTTAAAGATCTTGGGCGCAGGTAGCGACGAAGTGACGATTTTCCTTTTCGTTTCATCGTAAAAAACACAGCGCTCATTGATCTTAACGATTTTTCCCGATTCCAGTTTATCCGCATTTAACTTTAAACCGGAAAACCGGGCAATGCGTTCCAATTCAAACAACGCCATGGTGAACACGTCGTCGCCAAGGATAAGAGAACACCTGTATTTTCCTAAATTCGAACTGTCAAATAGGCCTAGCGCCACCGTAAGGTGGAGAAGTTCTTTGGTCATAGGGAGGCCCATGAGGCTTCCTGAACATCCATGCACAGTGCTTTTGTGAGCTCTTCCGGCAAACTGTCCTTTATAAAAGATCTGATAGTTTCTGCCAAGAAGTTTCATGGCTCGGCCGATACATCTTAGGATTGGGATTTTGTTTTTCTTGCCAAATTCTTGGAATAAGTCTGAAATGAACGTGATATACCGCTTACCGAAAAATTCGGTAGCGGACTTAAAGTCTGAGACGTACATGGCTTGAGTCCCGAAAGGGGACACGCCGCGCTTCAACTCATCCCGATTAATGCGTTCAAAGAGGTCGGCCATGTCAGTTTTGACCTGGTAGCCCTCATGCAAGGTCGGGTCCCGCTGCAGGAAATGCCTAAGGGCGCTCCCGCAATACGAGAGGACATTATTATGGACAGTTTCGCCAACCGACACCGTCCGGACCTTGCCAGACACCTCCTGGATCACGGCGCCTCTAAACGAGACAAACTGTGATCCGAACACGGGAAACCCTTCGGAATCAGCCGAGAGTTCTCGAGTCTTCGTCAGGCTAGAAATAGAACTCACGAATACTCTCTGAAAGTAGTCTCCTGATTTATACCACTCATAATCTGAAAGAGGTCTCTCTTGATAAGGAAGGTTGTCTGAAAACCCGAATTTCTCAAGTATTTGATGAGCTTCTCTAGATAAGACTTCGTTCTTACTAGACATTACAAGTTTCATGTTGTCGTACCTCTTCCCCCCTCGCGATGAAGGGGAAAAGAAAGAAGCTGAAGGTTTGTTTATAACTTCTTTCGGCTTATTCGGGTTGTTATTCTTAAACAGGAATGACATATACTCCTCGAATCTTCTCTCGAAGTGGAGATCTTCAGCAGGGTTTTCACCTACCTCTGAATTGTCTTTACCAACGATTTCTTGTTGTTCTGATGCGATTTCAACGATATTCTTGTCTGTTCTAGGCAAGTTTCTTGTAAACGCGGAGTAAGACAACTTGTTCAAGATCCAGATTAGGTCTTCGTCATCTCTTGAGCTAGAAGCCGAGAAATATGTGAGGACACTAGATTTGGCCCTCTCGTAATACGAGTTCCTTATGGATTTGATCTTCGAGATCTTTTCATGGACTCTCGAGACTTCGCGGAATACCTCTTTTTCTTGTCTTAGATGGAGAGTTAAATCCGACGTTAGTAATCTTTTTAGATCCGGGTCTTTCAATTCGGCGATCGCAGCGCGATTCATGTCTTCATACGTGTCCACTGCAAAATTGAAGTAGTCGATAGGACGGATGCCAGTCATAGGATTCAAAACTGATCATACTCTAGAGTTTGGTTCCTTAATTTACTACTTAGAACAAATTACAGCATCTTTTAAGAAACTGCAACATGTCATCTATTCCCTTTACTGAGGGAGGGTACGGGTCCTCTTAGAGGGGATCATTCCAACATTTCCGACTTCATCTTGGGAGATTTCGCAGAGCGAGTCCTGAAGTAGACGGATAATAACAAAGTTGGCCGTACCAGAAGTTCCTTCGGCAAAGATGGGCAGTCCGGAGCAAGTCTCCAGAATAGCCTTGTTGTCATCGTCCAGATGCGCGACGTTCACGAGATTGATGGGGAGATAGGTCCTCTGGACCTGCTTATCCCCCTCCTTTTCGAAATCCTCCACAAAAGGGAGGTGCTGAACGTACACGTCCGGGATGTCCGGGATAGAAAGGATCTTATCCCCCTTGCCCACGAGGAGAAAGACGTTGTTTCCAACGAGTCTCGAATATTGAGCATTCTTGGGGACAGCCCAATTCTCATTATCTCTACGAATGGTAGTCACAATCCCAGGGGGCAATTCCCTGAGCATAGCAGCGACTGCCAAAGTAGATTTCAGGGTTTTCGGATCAAGGGATGCCTTCCCGGTTCCCTCAGTTCCTACAACTCCGACGGTTCTACAAATGACGTCACAATGGTCGAACAAGAATTTAATAATCTTCCTGTTCGGGCGTAGATGGGTCCTCACAGCAGCGATCAGATCGCGCGCTTTTAGCCCGGAAGGGCGTAAGGAGCCGGCGTCAATGATCTTAAAACCGCCTAGAGCAAACACCGTATTGTCTGCAACTTCATTCTCCCCCTTGAAAATAAGGGAGGGGGTAATTTGGGGCAGCATAGAGCTCGAGGCCTTGGAAATTTCGTCCAAGAACCCCTGAAAGTCATTCGACTCGATGGCTTTTTTAAGCGTTTCGCAGAGTTCGGACAACTTTACACTCTTTCCGGTGTAGACGGTGGTTTGGATAGTGGTATCAGCCATAGCAGAAAGCTAAAATGATAAAACTTACAAATCACCAGAGGACGTAGTCCTCAGTTTTTATTTACTTTATAATAAAATTGATATCAAAGGATGTAATTTCTTACACAAATGTGTGAGGAATTTCCTGCAAGTCCGCCTTCGGGCGGACTAG